GCGGTTCTCTGCACGGAGGAGACCGCCGCCTGTCTCATACCGCACCTCATTTCCGAATTGGAGACGCCCTGCCCGTGCAGGCGGCATGACGGGCTGTATCTCACCGGCACCAGCATAGACGGCAGGCAGGTGAGCATCACAGTGAAGAAAGGCGTACTCGAAGTGGAGGGCATCAGCCAAGAGGAACTCGACGCCCTCGCCGAAAGGAGGTGTCTGCTACGAACGGCAAGCCCGGCGAACTCACCGCCATAAGCAAGGCCAAAGACCTTGTGAACCATACCATGTGGGCCAGCAATAAGGTGTTTCCGAAAAGCGTCCGCTTCACACTTTCACAGCGGATGGAGACAGCGGCCCTCGACGTTCTGGAATGCCTCATAGAGGCGAACGAGATATTCCCTCGCAGCGCCGCAGAGACAGCAGAACGCCTCGACCTTCAAAAGAGAGCTCTTACGAAATGTAAGCTCCTCCTCAACCTACTCGACATAGCCCTCGAAAGGGGCTACATCGACATCCGCCGCTGCGAGGACTGGACGAAGAAGATACTCGACGTCAAGAACCTCACAGCTTCGTGGCGGAAAAAGGATGCAGCGCGGTTCAGCCCGAAAGGCTGACGGCGTTTCATTGGGGTATTCCTTGTACGGCATCGACTTTTGTTGTGCGTAGTGCGCTCCCCGAACGCGTCGAACTCGAACAACGTCCGCAACGTGAACTCGGACGGGACGCTCAACAACAACAACGCGTACAACGGCAACAACGGCGTCCGGCCGGCTTCGGTGGAATTTACCGCGACCAAGTAGACCCCGCTGCGGCGGGG